AAACTTTTCAAACCAGAGATATTCTCTCCATAGGTCCACTCCCTGAAGGTCAAGTCTTTCCCCTCTTTGTAAGCTAATCTCCTTACGTAGTTAGCTAACCCTTGGTCGCTCACTTTAAGTCGGTATTTGTCCAAAGACCAGATATAAGTGACAAAATCTCTGAATAGCGGATGGTGTTTACATTGTTCCATTATTGATATAGTTCTGATGCTAAAATAATCAGTTCCATCAATGCCATCAGATTTAAAATCATCGAACTTCTCTAAATATATAATCCGATTGAGAGCTCTATATAACGGATATATACCATTGATTATACCGTTCGCATCTCGGTAATCTGCATGGAAAAGCTGCTGCAAATAAACTGCCCAATTACTAGCCACATAACTCTTATCATCATTTACCACAAGGCCGTAACTTCTGAAGTGATCTTTAACTGCTTCAGGATCTGTACAAACGTGGACTCCGTCGTCCCCCTGAATTTGACATATTTGATGATTAGGTATGTATGAACACTCCCTCGATATACCGTACTGTACTATTGAATCAACTTCGTTAGTAAAGGTCGAGCCAGAAGGCACGCCGTGAAGGCCGAACCAGGCACCCTCTGGGGTTAAGATTGGTATCTGTTGAAAAATACTTCTGATCAGATCTAAGTACATAAGGTACTTAGCTTGAAAAGCACGTCCTATTGTGAAGAAGGCAGAATCAGATAAAGATACCTTTATGGAGTTGTCGTAGGCTGAGAAATCTATAGAGAGTATAGCGTATCCATTTCTCAGGCAATAATCTATCACTTTTGTGACACCTAAGGATACATCGTCAGGTTTACGTAGAGCCGCTCGCCAAAATTGTTTAGACTGTAACTCAAGGAGTGGTCTATAGAAAAGCATCTCTAGGAGAGTTACCATTACAGGATAACCCCAAACATTCCGAGTCTTTCCATTTTCTTGTGTCCTTGTGAAAAGTAAACAGGATAATTCATACCAGTTGTTATCGAACATATGAGACACAGTTGTGAACAGAGTATCAAGAGTATGTCCCTTGAGAAGTGGTTTAACATTCTTTTTCTTTGTCATGTCAGGAAGACCACTATTTGTGTCGTTCTTTAATAACTCGATACCTTTAGCTACGTCAATAGGTCTTAGTCTCTCGGGGGAAGTCAGATCATACGGCTCGAAGGTTCTGTCTGCTTCACCACGTTCAAAAGATTGAACTAAAGACTCCCGACGCTCTTCCCACGTTTTAGCAATACTCATGGGTCCAAATTTAGAGCGATTTTGAAGCTCTATATCTCTAAGAGGTTCATTTAACTTGTCGATATTACTGTTGATTATGTCATCTAGACCTGATAACACACTTTCTGGAGTACGTTCCTTTACGATTGGCGAACTAAATACTTCAGTGTTGCCTTTAACAGTATTCTCTATCAAAAGGGAGACACGATTCAGGACATCTGGTTTCAGATTTAAGGCACTGAGTGGCTGCGTTTCAAAATTATCTGTACACATAAGGCTCCTTTTGTTTAGGGTTAACTACTGACAGGTTAACTTCGTATAAGTTAATACAAGATTGTAAATTGTAATTAAGCATAAAACGATTTGTTTGTTTATA